CGAGACAATGTCTCATATGAGCAACCAAAGCCAGACGCAAAACGCCTGACCTTGTTTTTGACAAACATCTCAAATTGTTGATCAGGAGAGTCGATATCTGGCACTGTTATTTGTTCGCCAGGACTCAAATATTTGAACGTACCAGGAGAAAACTCTGAGATTCTTTCGCTGTTTTCGACATCATCAGCGATCAATTCTCCCTCGTTATTTGTAATAAAGCCCATGATGCTTGCGCCAGCACGAGCACGAATCACGGCCGCTTCTTCGTAGCCCTGCAGCTGATGTGCGTCAGCCATCACGCTGTGGAACCACGGCACACCCCTGTTTTGACCTGGCCTCTCAGGCATGAACAGATGAATTACGTCTTCTGCAGGGAGGAAAACGTGCTTGCTGTCAGGGACAGGATTGCCTTGGAAAAATGTATCTCCAGGGTGACGAGTGAGAATCGCATACCGCACAGGGCGGCCCCACTCATCAACCTCAACGCCGTTGCGCCACTCGTTGCCTTTTTTGCCTGTTGCACCGTTGTATGACTCGTCCAGAAGATCGCTTTCGATCATCTGCAGCGCCAAGGGCACCTTTGACTCGCCAAATTGACGCCGAACAATCCTGAACAGTGCCTCACCTGACTCGCACATCGCGCCAGCGGCCAGCCACTCAAAATCGTGGAAGCTGTACCGACCAGAGCAGTCACAAGCGTTAGGCCGCGTCCAATAGGACCATTTGGCCTCAATCTCGTTGTTGATCCGGTTGTCCCGCTTGCTGCCACGCAGCTGCAGTACCTGAGATTGCAGCTTGATGCCGGTGCCGATCACATTGATCTGTGTCGTCCGCTTGGCCTGCCGCGCATACGGATTGTTCCGCACCATCTCGCGGGATCGATCCCGCAAACGCCGCAAGTTGCCTCGAATCTCAGCATCGGCGCTGGCTTGCGTCGACATCCAATCTGATGTCAAACGCGAAACCATCGCGCCGCTGTAGGCACGACGGAAAACTCGGGCCGGCGCCTTGCCAAAGCCCAAGAAGTTCATGACGCTCGAACGAATACCCATGATCAGTTGAACCTCACGAACATGTTGCGCGGATTGCCAAGGCCGTTGGCGATCAGCTCGGCCTGCTCTTCACGTTTGACTTCAGCCTTCAAACGACCTTCAAGTTGAATTAGGTCAGGCAAGTCGTAACGCTTCAGGTTGCGATTGCCAATCTTGTATTCCTGTACTGCACCACCATCAATCAGGGTGCGAATCGCTGTTTGTACAGCCTCTAAGTCTTTTTTGGCTTGAGTTCGACCGTCGTAAGCCCCTGGAGTGCCTGAGTACTCAAGTGCGGCTTCGACCTCAAGAGTCCCGTATCCGAGAGTTAGTTTCTCGGAATCCTTGGTCGCAATAGCCTGCCAGTACCAATTTCCAGCGTCAAAATCCTCTGAATCTGACGATGCAATGGTGAATTCCCAGCCAGTGCCAAAAGCACTGCCCGTAGAAATGTGTCCCTCCGAGGCAGTATTGGTCCTCAGGTAGTACTTGAGAGTCCACTCGTCACTTTTGATTTCGTTGCCGAAAACATCCGTCGAAGAGTCATCTCTCCATTTGA